GGTATTTTACCAACTGTTATTCAGACTGAACGTATTTTAACCCAGGGAAACAGAGATACTTTATACCAATCAAATATAAATCCTATTGCAACTTTTCCTGGTGCAGGTATTGTAGTATTTGGACAAAAAACACTACAAAAGAAAAAAAGTGCTTTAGATCGTGTAAATGTAAGACGTTTACTAATTGAACTTAAAAGTTATATCTCTCAAGTAGCAGATACATTTGTATTTGAACAAAATGATACAAATACACGAAATGAACTATTATCAATAATTAATCCTTATTTGTTATCTATTCAACAACAACAAGGTTTAACTAGTTTTAAAGTAATAATGGATGAATCAAATAATCCCCCATCAGTTGTAGATCAAAACCAATTAGTAGGTCAAATTTATTTACAACCTACTAGAACAATAGAATTTATTCTTTTAGATTTTAATATTTTACCCTCAGGTGCAATATTTCCTAGTTAATAATTTATTTTAACAAAAAAATTAATATTTATAATAAAAAAATAAAATGGCAAATTTTCCAGTATCTCCCGGTGTAATTACTAATGAATTAGACCAAACATTTTTAACAGGCCAACCTGTACAAGCAGGTGCTGCTATTATAGGTCCAACAGTAAAAGGCCCATACGAAACTCCCATACTAGTAACTTCTTATTCAGATTTTACAACAATGTTTGGAGATACTTTCATAAGTGGTGGTAATTCATATTCATATTTAACTTCAATTGCAGCATATAATTATTTTAATTATGGTGGTACTTCATTATTAGTAGCTAGAGTAGCAAGCGGTTCTTTTAGTGAAGCAACAAGTACATCAGCTACAAACTACTTAACATCATCATCATTTTCCCTTGGAACTATTTCTGAAGGAATAATTAATAATAGCTCAAGTTCATTAGATGCCTCTGGATCTTTAGCTTCAGGATCTGTAGATAATATTAGATTTGAAATTACAAATTCAAACACAGGATCAGGTACATTTAACGTGTTAATTAGAAGAGGAAATGATACTACAAATAATAAAGTAATACTTGAAACTTTTAATAGTGTTACTTTAGATCCTAACTCAAACCGTTACATTGCTAATGTAATTGGTGATCAAGTATTAAATTACGACCAGCCTAATAACCAAATGCAATTATCAGGAAGTTTTTCAAACAAATCCCGATATGTATATGTTAAATCTGTTAATTATAATACGCCAAATTATTTTGATGCCAATGGAATTGCAATAAGTGCATTTACATCATCCATTCCAATAAATGGAAGTGGTTCATTTACTGGTGCTACAGGAACCGTTTTATCATCATCCCCAATTAATTTTTATGATGCTATTTCTAGTGCAAACACTCAAGGTTTAATAGGTAGTGATTATAATCGTATGATTGATTTATTTGGAAATAGAGAGGCATATCAATTTAATATTCTATTTACCCCAGGATTAACAAATAATAACCATACATCTCAAATCACAAGTATTATTACAAATACTATTTCTAGAGGGGATAATTTATATGTACCTGATTTAGTAGATTATAATAGTACTTTAGGAACTGTAATTACACAAGCCCAAACAAGAGATACTTCATATGCTGCTTCATATTGGCCTTGGGTTCGTATTCAAGACCCATCAACTGGAAAACAAGTATTTGTCCCAGCTTCAACAGTAATCCCAGGTGTATATGCTTTTAATGATAAAGTATCTGCTCCTTGGTTTGCTCCCGCAGGTATTAATCGTGGTGGATTATCTACAGTATTACAGGCTCAATATAAATTGACTCAAGGACAAAGAGATACATTATATGCTAATAATATTAACCCTATAGCAACATTACCAAAACAAGGTGTAGTAGTATTTGGACAAAAGACATTACAAAAACAACAATCTGCTTTAAATCGTGTAAATGTAAGACGTTTACTAATTGAACTTAAAAATTATATTCGTCAAATTGCAGATACAGTAGTATTTGAACAGAATACAATATCAACAAGAAATTCATTTGTATCTAGAGTAACTCCATTTTTAGAAGGAATTCAACAAAAGCAAGGATTATATGCTTATAAAATAGTAATGGATGAATCAAATAATGGACCCGCAGTAATTGATCAAAACCAATTAGTAGGTCAAATTTATATTCAACCAACTAGAACAGCAGAATTTATTTCATTAGATTTTATCTTATTACCAACAGGAGCTGAATTTCCTGGATAAAAAATTAAATTATTAAATATTTATAATAAAACAAAATTAAAATAAAAACAAAATGGCAATTTTAAATCCTAACGAAATCTTTTTTACCGCGTTTGAACCAAAACAATCTAATAGATTTATTCTTTATATGGATGGTATTCCTTCATTTTTAGTAAAAGGGGTTGGGGGAATAAATATAACTCAAACAGCAGTTGCTCTTAACCACATTAACGTTCAACGTTATGTAAAAGGAAAAACTGTTTGGGGTGCAATTTCAATGACTTTATATGAATCAATAACTCCTTCTGGAGCACAAGCTGTAATGGAATGGATACGTTTAGGTCACGAATCTGTAACTGGTAGAGATGGTTATTCTGATTTTTATAAAAAAGATTTAACTTTTAATGTACTTGGTCCTGTTGGAGATATAGTTTCAGAATGGATAATCAAAGGAGCAGTAGTTACAAGTACTAACTTTGGTGATTATAACTGGGATGATGATGGAACTATAGTAAACATCGCATTAGAAGTACAACCAGATTATTGTATCTTGAACTACTAAGAACAAAACAACAAAATTAAAAAGAGCTTCAAAGAAATTTGGAGCTTTTACTTTCTTTTGATATATTAAGGGCTATGAAAAAACTATTAATATTTATTTTATTGACCCATATAGGATATGGTCAATATTGCCCTTCACTAGGACCCGATCAATTATTATCTTGTGGTGTAAATTCAACTACATTAACCGCAGATTTAAGTCAATGTGGTGCTGGCAGTAACCCTAATCAAACAACAGGTTATAGCGTTGCTAACATACCATATGTAGCACAAACAAATACTGGAACACAGATCTTTTTAGGGGATGATGTAGTATCCCAGTCACAAAATATAGGATTTACCTTTTGCTTTTTTGGAAATACATATACACAGTTTTACATTGGATCTAACGGATGGATTGGTTTTTCAGGTGGTCAGCCAGCAAACTTTGCATCAGTTGCAATTCCTAATATGGGATTAAATGTTCCAAAGAATTGTATTATGGGTCCTTGGCAGGACTGGCATCCAGGAATTGGTGGGCAAATAAGATACCAAACTAGTGGTGTTGCACCTTGTAGAAAATTAACTGTCAGTTGGATTGGAGTACCTATGTACTTGTGTACTAACTTGCAAGGAACTTTTCATATTGTTATTTATGAATCAACAAACATAATTGAAAACCACATACAGAACAAACCAAATTGTCCTAATTGGGCTTTAGGAACAGCAGTTCAAGGGATTCATAATCAACCAGGAACTATAGGTGTTGTAGTCCCAGGAAGAAACTCTACAGCTTGGACAACATCAAATAATTCATATCGTTATACCCCAAATGGTCCTGTAGTTACACCTACATTAACTTGGTATCAAGTAGGTAATCCAATTCCAATTGCAACCGGAGTTGCTACAATTACTGTAACCCCACCTGCTGGGGGTGCAAATTATACTTGTCATTTAATTTACCCAACGTGTAATGTAGGATGGTCTACATGTAATCTCGGTTCAGGATTAGGACCTGATACTGTATTTGTTGCTCCTGGTCCACCAAATTTAAATCCACTTACAGTTATCACAACGAATCCAACATGTAATGGAGATTGTGATGGCACTATAGTTGTTACACCAACAAATGGTACCGCTCCTTATACTTATGTTTGGAGTCCTAATGCAAATGGAACCCCTATTTTATCGGGCTGTTGTGATGGAACATATTCTGTACTAGTAACAGATGTTAATGGATGTACAATTTCAGCAACTGCTACTATTACTGATCCTCTATTAGTTACTACAGGTCCTATTACATTTAACGATACAATTTGCTTTAATTCCCTAAGTGAACAATATTCTGTTCCTATTCAACCAGGATATACATTTAATTGGAGTACAGTAGGCAATCTATCTTCAGGTCAAGGTACTAATACAATTGATGTGGATTGGAATGGAATTTCTAATGGATTTATTCTTGGAGGTGTACAAGTTATAGCGTATAATGCTATTGGTTGTAGTAGCTTACCCGTATCAATTGACATATATATTTTGAATGTGCTGCCTGTTATTACTCCGGTAGGACCATTTTGTTCATACGATGAATTCGTTGTTTTAACGGCTTTACCTGCGGGAGGAACATTTACTGGAACTGGGATAGTAAATAATGATTTTTATCCTACAACGGCTAATAATGTTTCAAACACAATAACTTATACTTATATTCAAAGTGGATGTACTTTTGATACTTTAATAAATATTGATGTATATCCAAGACCAATGATTACCCCTATTACACCATCAAACAGTTTTTTTGAATTATGCGAAGGAGATTCTCTAACAGAAACATATACTATAACATGGATAAACCCAGGATATAATGTATGGACATTATTTGGACAAACAACCCAACTAGATAATCTACAAGTAACCTGGAATACCCCAGGAATGTTTGATATTTCAGTAGTACATTGGGCTAATGGATGTGTATCTTTTCCCCAAACAACTACAATAACAATTTCTAGATGTCCTGAAATGTTATATTATATCCCAAATACATTCACCCCCGATGGAGATGAACACAATAATAGTTGGACACC